TAAAAACGTGTAATAATATATATACAATATAAATTAAATTTAATAATATGGAAATGTTTAATAAAAAGGAGCTAGATAAAAGAATTGGCCCCTTAAAGAAAAGCAAAAAATTATATAATCTTGAAGCAATTGAAGGTTATGTAATTAGAAAAGCTAGTGAACTAGGCATAGAAACTAGTNACGATGTATTGGCAGAAGAAATGCCTTATTTTAAAACACTAGCTTATACGGAATTTGCTACAAGTTTTTACATGCAACCATTAAATGTGAAGTTAAGAAACGAGCAGTTAATTGATGCGTGGAATGATGATGTTAAAGACGAAAAAGATTGGTCAGAATATCTTGTTGGTAACATTGTTAAATAAACAAGCAAAATAAGTATCAAAAATAGAAACAAGAAATTTGATAAATATCCACCTAAGGATTTTTTAGTTGTATTACCTGGTTCTAATAAAGTTAAAACAAACGTGTGTTTAAATAGATTAAAAACAATATCTAAATCACATGGTGATAACGTTTATTTTAAACCACATCCAATAACAACACATCAAATAATTGGTGAATTAAAAGATTTTTTTGGTGAAGAAAATATATTACCTAGAGATCTTGATATGTATTATTATATGCAAAAAGCAAAGCATGTATATACAACTCATATAAGTGAAAGCGCTGTTTACGCAGCTGTATTAGGTAAGTCAATATCTCCAATAGATGTTTGGAACAATATACAACATGGTTCGTTTTACACAATTAACAATCATTTGTTTACAAATCAACATCATATAAAGAAATTTATAAATAAAACTTTTTCTAGTTACAAATCAGGTATTATAAATCCTGATATTGATGATAATTGGAAAGAAAAAGTAGATAAATATTTTGACTATATTTCTAAGAAAAGAGATGTTTATCAAAATTGGTTTATTGATGATAGAAAACCAAAAGCAAAAAAATAGTAAAAAGCGTGACAATTGCGTGATAATATAAAAGTAAAGTTTAATTAAAATTTAATAAAATGGCAAAAGCAACAAAAATAACAAAACAAGAGTTAGAAAACTTAAATAAAGTTATAAAAACTAACAACAACTTACAAATGCAAATAGGTGGAATAGAGGTAGAAAAAACAAGATTACTATCCGCTATGCTACAAGGTCAAAATGAATTTCAACAACTACAAGATAAGTTAAAAGAAAAATATGGAGACGTTACAGTTAATTTACAAGATGGTGCTCTAAAACCTAGGGAAGATGGACAAGTTGATAAGAAAAATTAGTGTAGGTAAAGACTACAAAAATGAAGCAATGCATTATTCTGTAGGTCAAGAGGTTTATGGAGGACATATTATAGTTGATATTAGAGAAGACGAGACTAAATATAGTATTTTTATTGAAAAAGGTGATGATGTTATTCCATGGAAAGACTTTAATAAAAATATGGCTATAGCAGTAGAATACAATTTAGAGTATTAATGCAAGGATTATTTAAGTTTATCGTAAAACCTAAAGGTAAACTATATAATAACACTAAAAAAGTTAACGATACTAATCTAATACTAAACAACAATATATCAGAACATAAGTACGTTAATAGAAATGCTATTGTTGTTCAAGTACCAAAAGATTTTAAAACACCAATAAATATAGGTGATGAAGTTATAATTCATCATAATGTGTTTAGAAGATGGTACAATCAACAGGGTAAAGAAAAGTCTTCTTCTAGTTATTTTAAAGATAATTTATATTTTGTTCAAATAGATCAAATATACTTATATAAAGTAAATAATAAATGGGAGGCATTACCTGGTTTTACTTTTGTTAAACCAATAGAAGAAGATAATGATTTTTATTTTTTTCAAAAAGAAAACTCTAATGTTGGTATTGTAAAATATAGTGACGGTAGTTTTAATGTAGATGAATTAATTGGTTTTCATCCAAATGTAAATCATGAGTTTATAATAGACGGAGAGTTATTATATAAAATACCTAATAAATTTATTGAAATTAAATATGAGTACAAAGGAAACGAAAGAGCGTATAATCCAAGCTGGTCATAAAGCAGTTGAGGAGTTGATCAAGGAAGCTAAAGAAGCTATTGTTGATAGTGATGATGATATATCGGCAGATAGATTAAAAAATGCAGCAGCCACTAAAAAGCTAGCTATATTCGATGCCTTTGAAATATTAAATAGAATACAAGACGAACAGGATATGTTAGATGGTAAACCTAAAGAAGAAGAAGAAAAACAGCAATCTTTTAGTGGTTTTGCAGAAAGAAGATCTAAGTAATGTATGAACAGAATTTATATAAAGTTGTACAACCTTTAAAAATAAACACCATTAAACGGCTTAATAAAGCTAAAAAATGGAAATACGGTTACAATAAAGAACATGATATTGTTGTCATTAGTAGAACAGGACAAATAGGTGAAATATATGAAATACAAAATTTTCAAATAGCTTTACCTCCAGTACCAAAAAAAGTACATAAGTTTAATAGTGACAAATGGGAGGTAACCGAACAACCTAAAGCGTTAACAAGAATTAAAACTATATTTGATTGGAAGGAATATCCAAATAGTTTTAAAAATGAGTACATAGATTATATAGACGAGGAATTTAAAAGAAGAGAAGAAGGATTTTGGTATTACAACGAAGGTGTTCCAACATATATAACAGGAACACATTATATGTATTTACAATGGAGTAAGATTGATGTTGGTAACCCAGATTTTAGAGAAGCAAATAGATTGTTTTATATATTTTGGGAAGGATGCAAAGCAGATCAAAGATGTTATGGAATGTGTTATTTAAAAAATAGACGTTCTGGATTTTCTTTTATGGCGTCAGGTGAATTAGTAAATCAAGCAACAATATCTAGTGACGCTAGATTTGGTGTTTTATCAAAAACTGGACCAGATGCTAAGAAAATGTTTACTGACAAAATAGTACCAATATCAGTTAATTATCCTTTCTTCTTTAAGCCAATTCAAGATGGTATGGACAGACCAAAAACAGAGTTAGCTTATAGAGTACCTGCTAGTAAATTAACTAGAAGAAAAATAGAACAAGGCAGTGATGATGAAGATTTACAAGGATTAGACACTACAATTGATTGGAAAAATACTGGTGATAATAGTTATGATGGTGAAAAATTAAAACTATTAGCACACGATGAAAGTGGTAAATGGGAAAGACCTAATAACATATTAAATAACTGGCGTGTTACAAAAACAACGTTAAGATTAGGTAGTAGAGTTATTGGTAAATGTATGATGGGATCAACATCAAATGCTTTAGATAAAGGTGGTGATAACTTTAAAAAACTTTACTATGATTCAGATGTTACAAAAAGAAATAAAAATGGACAGACTAGTTCGGGACTCTATAGTTTGTTCATACCTATGGAATGGAACTACGAAGGATTCATTAATGCTAATGGCATACCTGTATTCGACACACCAGAAACAGAAGTTAAAGGACCATACGGTGATTTTATAGACACTGGAGTTATAGATCATTGGCAAAATGAAGCTGATGGTTTAAAGAATGATCAAGATGCTTTAAATGAATTTTATAGACAATTTCCAAGAACTGAAGATCACGCTTTTAGAGATGAAACTCAAAATAGTTTATTTAATCTAGTAAAAATATACGAACAAATAGATTACAATAGTGATATTACAAAATCTTCATTAATAACACGAGGTAGTTTTGCTTGGAAAAATGGGATAAAAGATTCAGAGGTTATGTTTTATCCTGATTTAAATGGAAGATTTTTAGTAAGTTGGGTACCAAGTAACAACTTACAAAACAATATTAGAGTAAAAAATGGTTTTAAATATCCAGGTAATGAGCATATGGGTGCTTTTGGTTGTGATAGTTATGATATATCAGGAACCGTTGATAATAAAGGATCAAAAGGTTCTTTACATGGTTTAACCAAATTTAGTATGGAGGATGCTCCACCTAATCATTTTTTCTTAGAATATATCGCAAGACCTCAAACTTCAGAAATATTTTTTGAAGAAATGTTAATGGCATTAGTATTTTATGGAATGCCAATATTATGTGAAAATAATAAACCTAGACTTTTATATTATTTAAAAAGAAGAGGTTATAGAGGATTTAGTATGAATCGACCTGATAAAACGTGGAATAAATTATCTACGGCAGAAAAAGAAATAGGTGGAATACCAAACTCTAGTGAAGATATAAAACAAGCTCACGCTGCAGCAATTGAAAGTTATATACAACAATACGTTGGTATGAAAGAAGATTTATCATATGGAGATATGTATTTTAACAATACACTAAATGATTGGTCTAAATTTGATATAAATAATAGAACAAGATTTAGATGCTACAATTAGACTCTGGTTTGGCAATTATGGCTTGTAATAAAAATTTGTATAAACCAAAACCTGAAAAAAGTATGACAACAATAAACTTTGGGTTTTCAAAATATAACAACAAAGGAATAACATCGAAAATAATAGAATAAATGGCAATATCAAGAAAACCAAAAACTTCTTTTCCAAGTCACTCTGTATCACAAGCTGAAAAAGCTAGTATGGAATATGGCTTACAAATAGGTAATGCTATAGAAAATGAGTGGTTCCGAAAAGATTCTGGTTCTACAAAGTATTATAATTCTAGACAAAGATATAATGATTTAAGATTATATGCTAGAGGAGAACAAAGCGTTAGAAAATATAAAGATGAATTATCAATTAACGGTGATTTATCTTACCTTAATTTAGATTGGAAACCTGTTCCAATTATCCCTAAATTTGTAGATATAGTAGTTAATGGTATATCTGAAAGAACTTATGATTTAAAAGCATACTCACAAGATCCAAATTCTTCTAAAAGAAGAACAGATTACGTATCAAACGTNTTGCGTGATATGAAAAATAAAGATCATTATAATTTAATAAACGCTACGTTAGGTATAAATAAGTTTCAAAGTGATATTAAAAATGATGATTTACCAGAAAATGAAGAAGAAGTTTCATTACACATGCAACTTAATTATAAACAATCTATTGAAATAGCTGAAGAAGAAGCTTTGTCAAACGTAATGGNTTTAAATGATTACGATTTACTTAAAAGAAGATTAGATTATGATATAACTGTTTTAGGTATTGCTTCTTGTAAAACTGAATTTAACACAGCTGAAGGTATTAGAATTAAATATGTAGATCCAATTGATATAGTTCACTCATATACAGATTCACCTTATTTTGAAGATCTTTATTATGTAGGTGAGGTAAGNAAATTATCTATACCAGAATTAAAAAAGCAATTTCCAGAATTAACAGATGAAGATATAAAAGATATTGAAACTAGTGGAGCTGTTAGTGAGTTGTATAAAAATTTCCAAACTCAAAAGGAAGCAGAAGATAATTTAGTTCATGTAGTATACTTTGAATATAAAACATACGAAAATCAAACGTATAAAATAAAGCAAGGATCTAGTGGATATGATAAAGCACTTAAAAAAGATAGTAATTTTAATCCACCAAAAGATCAAAGATCAAGATTTAAAAAAGTAGATAGAGCAATTGAAGTTTTATATTGTGGAGCTAAAATAGTTGGCTGGCACAATAAAATGCTTAAATGGTATATGGCAGAAAATATGACTAGACCAAAGTCAGATATTACTAAAGTTCATATGTCATATAATATTGTTGCACCTAGATTATATAGAGGTAAACCAGAATCTTTAGTTGGTAGAATGACAAGTTTTGCTGACATGGTTCAATTAACTCATTTAAAATTACAACAAGTTTTAAGTAGAATGGTTCCTGATGGTATATACATGGACGCTGATGGATTAGCAGAAATTGATTTAGGTAATGGAACAAATTATAATCCACAGGAAGCATTAAACATGTACTTCCAAACTGGTAGTGTTATTGGTAGATCAATGACACAAGACGGGGATTTTAATCAAGGTAAAGCACCGATTCAAGAAATACAGAGTGGATCTGGTGGACAAAAAATTACTAGTTTAATAAACAGTTATAATTATTATTTACAAATGATAAGAGATGTAACTGGATTAAATGAAGCTAGAGATGGTAGTACACCATCAAAAGATGCTTTAGTAGGTATTCAAAAAATGGCAGCTGCTAATAGTAATACCGCTACAAGACACATTTTACAAGGTGGTTTATTTTTAACATTAAAAACTGCTGAATGTGTATCACTTAGAATTTCTGATGTTTTAGAGTATTCAAACACTAAAAATCAATTTATAAATTCTTTAGGTAGATTTAATGTTGCAACTCTTGAAGAGGTATCAGAATTACATTTACATGATTTTGGTATTTTCTTAGAATTGTCTCCTGATGAAGAAGAAAAACAAATTCTTGAAAATAATATACAAATGGCTCTTCAAAAAGAATTAATTAATTTAGAAGATGCTATTGATATTAGAGAAATAAAGAATTTAAAATTAGCAAATCAAATGCTAAAACTTAGAAGACGTAAAAAAGAAGAGTTAGATAGACGTCTACAAATGGAGAATATACAAGCACAAACAAAATCTAATGCTGAAGCTGCGCAAGCCGCTGCTGCTGCAGAAATGCAAAAAGAAGAAGCTTTAGCTCATAGTAAAGTAAAAATTGCAGAAGCTCAAAAGGGTTTTGATATTGAAAAAATGCAAAGAGAAGCAGCAATTAAGATGCAATTGATGGAAAGAGAATTTGAACTTAATATGAGACTTAAAGATAAGGAATTACAAGTGACTAATAATAAAGACGCAATCAAAGAAGATCGTAAAGATGAACGTACTAGAATACAAGCATCGCAACAATCTGAAATGATAGAACAACGAAATAAAGATCTACCAGCTAAAAGCTTTGAATCGAGAGGTTTTGATAATTTAGATGGCTTTGGTCTTGAACAATTTGAACCAAGATAAAAACAAAAACTATGGGAAAATTTAACATACCAATAACGCATAACTATTCTGGATCTGTTTTTACAACAGCTTCAAGTGACGCTATAAAACCTCCAACAGGATGTGTATTTGTAGCTATAACAGCTTTGACAGCAACAGATTTTGATAGTTCAGGTGGTTTAGTTGCTGAAACAGCTACTCGATGGGCAAACACAGAAGATGCCGCGGGTGACTTAGCAGCTGGATCAGAAAGTGTAGCTGAAGGATCTGGTGGTGTACAAATAACAGCAACTAATTTGGATTTACCTGCGGGAACAACAATTTATGGTAGATATACTGAAATTGATATTAACGCTGGACAAATTATAGCTTATTATGCACACACAGGAGATGCTAATACTACTACTCATGCTGATTACACGGCAGCGCCGTCAGCTTAAAAAGAATTTTTTTAATTATTTAATTATATTATGTTATGGAAAAACAACAAGAGGTAGATAATACCGAAATTATCAACGAGGGTGGGGATATGAAAGTACCTACACCCGAGGTAAAAGAAGAGAAACCTAAAAAACAATCTGCTAAACAAGAAGATGGTTCTTATAAGGTTGATTTAAGTGAAACCCCTAAAACTAAAGAAGATGCCGGGAAAACATTATCCAAAGGGGACGAAAGTAAAGTCTCCAATAAAGAAGAAAAAGAAGAGAAGGTCGAAGAAAAAGTAGATACTCCTGTTCTTGAAGAAATCACGGATTCTGAAAAAGAAACTCCAAAAGAAGTTAAAAAAGAAGAACCCGTTGTAGAAAGTACTAAAGAAAAAACTCCAGGAATGGAACTACCAGAGAATGTTGAAAAACTCGTGAAGTTTATGAACGAGACTGGTGGAACGATTGAGGATTACGTTAAACTCAATACGGATTATTCAACAATTGAAGATAGTGATTTATTAAAAAATTATTATCAACAAACCAAGGGACATTTGAGCGGAGAAGAAATTGATTTTCTTATTGAAGATAATTTTAATTTCGACGAAGAAACAGATGATCCTAAGGACATTAAACGTAAAAAGCTTGCTTATAAAGAAGCGGTTGCAGAAGCTAGAAATGTTTTGGAAACAAACAAGAAGACATATTTCGATGAACTTAAGTTAGGTTCAAAGTTACCTCCTGAGCAACAAAAAGCAGTAGACTTTTTTAATCGTTATAATAAAGAGCAAGAACAAGCGAATGAACTAGCCAATAAAACAAAGGCACATTTTAACAAAGAAACTGATAAAGTTTTTAATGAGGATTTCAAAGGTTTTGATTTTCAAGTTGGAGACAAGAAATATCGTTACAACGTTAAAGATGTAGAAAGTATTAAGGAAGACCAAAGTTCTATTATGAATTTGTTTCAGCCATTTATGGATGATAATCAAATGATTAAAAACGCTAGTGGTTACCATAAATCAATTTTCGCCGCATCAAACGCCGACGCTTTAGCTAATCATTTCTACGAACAAGGTAGAGCAGATGCTATTAAAAACATGACTTCTGAAGCCAAGAATATAAACATGGACAGAAAGACTGATACTAGCACTGTGGATACTAGTGGTGAGAAATTTAAAGTTATTAGCGGTGACGATAGTTCTAAGCTTAAATTTAAACTTAAAAACTATTAATTAACATTTTAAACTTACAATAATGAGTGTAGCAAGTATTTCGATCGGTACATCCGGTCTAGTAAGTCCTAACGCTGTTAAGCAAGTTACTACTGGATCTTATTTAGATTTAGCTAGTACTGCTAATCAAGGTTGGGCACAACAGTACTTACCTGAATTGTATGAAGCTGAAATCGAAAGATATGGAGACAGATCTATCGGTGGTTTCTTACGTATGGTAGGTGCGGAAATGCCTATGGCTTCTGACCAAGTAGTTTGGTCTGAGCAAGGTAGATTACATTTGGCTTACAAATGTACAATTCACACTGACACTGGTGTTTGTTCAAATCCTAAGGATATTGACAATGAATCAGGGTCTGATATTGCGCATGCTCTAAGAAAAGATCAAATTGTTGTAGTACAAGTTGCTACTGGTTCTGACGTTGCTGTTGTTAAAGCACAAGTTCGCGCTGGTATTGAAACTAGTACATCAACATTTACTCTTAAACCTTATGGAGCTGCTAAATTCGAAGATTTAGATAACATTGCTGCTGATCAATCAGCTGCAGTTTGTCGAGTATTCGCTGTTGGTTCTGACTTCGGTAAAGGAACTGATGCTATTCAAGAATCTGTTGAGCCAGAATTCAAATCTTTCAGCAACAAACCAATTATCATCAAAGACAAGTACTCTGTATCTGGATCTGATGTTTCTCAAATTGGTTGGGTTGAAGTATCTGGTGAAGCTGGTCAAAATGGATACCTATGGTATTTGAAAGCAGAAGGTGATACTAGAAAGAGATTCGAAGATTACTTAGAGATGTCAGTAATTGAAGGTATCACTAAAGCTGGAGCTTCTGGCGCTGATGGTACTGGTACTGAAGGTCTTTTTGAAGCTATTGAAGATAGAGGAATGATTGCATCAAACATGTTTGATTCTGCATCTGATGATTTAGCTGATTTTGATTCACTAATTGGTGAATTAGATAAGCAAGGAGCTATTGAAGAAAACATGCTTTTCTTAGATAGATCTTCTAATCTAGGATTTGATAACATGTTAGCTGCTGTAAACTCTAACTACGATGGTGGTTCTGCATACGGTGTATTTAACAATTCTGAGGAAATGGCACTTAATTTAGGTTTCTCTGGTTTCAGAAGAGGTTCTTATGACTTCTATAAAACTGACTGGAAATACTTAAATAACAAGTCAACTAGAGGATTAGTTAACTCCGGAGCAACTTCTGGTAAAGTAGCTGGTGTTTTAATTCCTGCTGGAACAAGCACTGTTTACGATCAAGCAATGGGTAGAAACGTCAAAAGACCTTTCTTACACGTTAGATATAGATCTTCAGAAGCTGATGACAGAAAGCTAAAATCTTGGATCACAGGTTCAGTTGGAGCTGCAAACTCTACGATGGATGAAATGAATGTTCATTATCTATCAGAAAGATGTCTTGTAACTCAAGCTGCTAATAACTTCGTGTTATTCAGATAATCAATTTTTAAAAGAATTAGGCGCTTCGGCGCCTAGTCCTTTTATTTTAACTTTTTAATTATATTATATCATGGCAAAAACAAAAAAAGTGGTTAAAAAACCACAAGTAGAAGAGATAACTGTTGAAAATCCTACAGTTGTTGAACCCAAAAAAAATATTTGGGAATATAAAGATAGGATTTATAGATTAAAAGGATCTAAAAAACCTGTCGTTTACATCATGAAATCAAGAAATTTATTTTGGTTTGATGAGGAAAAAGGATACGAAAGAGAAATGAAATACTGTAGAAATCAAAAAACAGTATTTGTTGACGAAATGAAAGGTCCACAAAGATTAGGACATATTATTTTTAGAGACGGCATGCTAGTTGTACCTAAAAATGAAGTAACATTGCAAAAATTACTATCAATATATCACCCTGATGCTGGTAAATTATTTTATGAGGTAGATCATGAAAAAGAAGCTGAATCAGATCTTGATATATTAAACATGGAAATTGAAGCATTACAAGTTGCAGCAAATATGGAACTTGATCAAATGGAAGCAATATTAAGAACAGAGGTTGGTTATAGAGTTACTCAGATGAAATCTAAGGAACTTAAACGTGACTTACTAATATTTGCTAAGCAAAATCCTAAATTGTTCTTAGAACTCGCGACTGATGAGAATATAGAAATCAGAAATATGGGTATAAGAGCGGTTGAAGCTAATATTATAAAGTTAGCAAAAGATCAAAGAACTTTTCATTGGGGAAGTAATGATAGAAAAATCATGACTGTACCTTATGAAGAAAATCCTTATTCTGCGTTAGCAGCTTTCTTTAAAACAGATGAAGGTTTAGAAATCTACAAATCTGTTGAAAAAAGATTAAAATAATAATCATTTATAGTGGTGGTCATCTCTGTAGGTGACCACTACTATAAAAAAAAGAAATTATGGCAATTAACGTAAATACTGTATATAAAAACGTTTTATCAATACTAAACAAAGAACAAAGAGGATATATTACTCCAGATGAGTTTAATAGAATAGGTAGAGAAGCTCAAATAAATATGCTAGATGTAGCTTTCATGGAGTATAATAGAATGTTAAATTTAGATAATGTAAATAGAACAAATTTAGGTTATGCTGATTTGCCTTCAAGAACAAAAGAAAAAATAGATGCTTTTTATAAAACAAGCTCTCTATCATTAAGCGGTGGAACTGTTAATTTACCCACCGACATTTATAAGTTAATAGATTTAACTATCACAAACAAAACTATTTCATTAGAACAAGTGGATAAACATGAAATTCCTTATATGTTATCTTCTCCACTAACAAAACCCACAACAGATTTTCCGGTATATTATAAAAGAGCAACCTCAGATGGTGCTACTGAAATTGTAGTAGAACCAGCTTTTACTGATGACGCTTGGACACTAGGTAATGTAACATGTGATTATATAAAATTACCAACGCAACCTAGGTGGGGATATACAGTTAATGCTACGTATGGTACTAACACATATGATTCAAATCCATATTCATCTACTGGTCTTATTATAGGACTACAAAATGGCTTAGGTTTTATAACATCTGGAAATACACAATTAATGGATGGTACTCAAACTATAACAGTTGGAACAACATCTGGTATAACTACAAGTGGTAGTGGTACTGGTTTAACATTAACATTAGTAATAGATAGCAATGCTATCACATCAATTACTGTTGATGCTGCTGGTAGTGGTTGGGCCGCTGGTGATACCATAACAATAGGTGACACATTAAGTTGGACGGGTTCAGATGATATAGTTTTAACAGTAAGAACTTCAGACTTATATGTTAATTCAACTCAAGGTTCTGTTGATTTTGAATTACATCCATCTGAAGAACCACAATTAATAATGCAGATATTAGCATTTGCTGGCGTAACAATAAAAGACCAGGAAATTACAAGTCTCGCGTCACAATCATTACAAAATAACGCAGTAGCTAAACAACAATAACTATGGGATTACTAGGAACAACAACACAATATCAATATTATACCCAACAAAACAAATGGTTGGGATCAGAAGGTACAGCTAGTGGAGCTATAGCTAATGCTGTATTTACATTTCCATCAGGTTTTACTCACAAACCTACAGCAGAAAGTCAATTTATTGTAACGTTAAATGGTGATGAACAAGATAGAGATAATTATACATATGATAGNTCAACTGGAGCTATAACTTTTACTAAAAAAACAATTAGTAACGTAACAACAACTTTAACAGCAAGTGATACAATAGCTGATTCTGATACTATTTTAGCTATATTGTTAACGCAGGTATTAGGTGATTATAGATACATATCATTAAAAGATATAATAAACAACTTTATGATTGCATACGTNGGTGATGGTAAACTAGTTAATACCGTAAAAAGATCTGAAGTATTATTCCATGCTAAAAGATCAATACAAGAATTTAATTATGATATTGGTAGAGTAGAAAAAATACAAGAAATTGAAATTGGTCCTAGTTTGAGTATGCCAATGCCACAAGATTATATTAATTATGTAAGGTTATCATGGGTTGATAGCGCTGGTGTTGAACATATTATCTANCCAGGTAGATTTACATCTAAACCTAGTGAAACAATATTACAAGATTCTGATTATAATTATTTGTTTTCATCTCAAGATGATTTGTTAACTGGTGAATCACTAACACATGATAGATTTAAAAACTTTAATTTATCAAATTTAAGCGGTAATGTTAATAGTGATGATTATTTTTATAACAATAATTATCATACAGAAAGATTAGCTAATGTTGGTTTAAGATATGGATTAGATCCAGAATCAGCTCAACAAAATGGAGTTTTTGTAATAGATGAATTAAATGGTAAAATAGGTTTTAGTAGTGATTTAAGCTCAAAAATAGTTACTTTAAAATATATATCTGACGGTTTAGGTACTGATGATGAAATGAAGATACATAAATTTGCTGAAGACGCAATGTATAAAAACTTAATATTTACATTATTATCTACAAGAAGTGAA